GACGTTGGCGGATCTGTTATGTTATGTCCTGTAATGTCTTGTAGTGTTTCATCATCAAACCTCAAAGAAGAAAAAGTTGTTTTTTTTAAGAAGTTTGATGATGAAAAACCAACACAACAAAAAGCACAAAACAGGCGATCCCCCGAGGAAGAACTGCGCGCGATCCATGAAGAGAAAACCGGCATCCGAATCTCGCCCGATGTCGAACGTCGCATCTGGGAACTGGTCGAACTGCGAGACGTGCCGCGCGTTGAATTTATTGAGCGACTTCGTCCGCATGTGCCGAATACCTGGGAGAATCCGGCCGGATTCCTGACATCGTTTGCCAAACGAATCAACCAGGTTGTGGGCACGGAAATCACGATTCCAGAGTCTCCTCCGGAGCCGTCAAAGAACCCGAATGGACGTTGCAGCGCATGCAACGGGCTCGGCAAGGTGGGTGACGAATGGTGTACCTGCCAGACCGGTCGGGACTTCCACGCGCTGGAACTTCGAAGTCTCGGGCGAAAGCAAATGGCATCCGCGCCGGCAGAACAGGCACAAGCGAAGGCGCAAGCATGATCATCTCCGAATTTATTGCGATTCACGGCCAACCTCCGTACGATCTCAACTTCTGGCCAGGCGGCGTGGACCTCTCACGCTGGGGCAACGAGTGCAAGCGCGGTCTCCGTTACGCCGATACCGGCACGGCGGGGCGCAAAGAGCGCGGGTCCGCCATCGATGGCTACGACCGACAGCAGGCGCGCAATGGCTGACACCGAGCGCTACCAGATGCACTGCCAGTACTGCCAGCAGCGATTCGAGGGCAACACGGTAGCCGAGGCATTGCGCAAAGTCGAAGAGCACGAGCGGGAGAAACATGCCCCTGTGCATTGACCTGTATGCGGGTCTCGGCGGCTGGACTGACGGATTCCTGGCCGAAGGTTGGGACTGCATCGGGTGCGACATCGAGCGGCATCAGTACGGCGAATCGCGCTATCCGGCGCAACTGGTGCTGCAGGACGTGCTCACGCTCCACGGATCGCAATTCCGGCACGCTGACATGATTGTGGCCTCGCCGCCCTGCCAGGCGTATTCTTACCGGGCGATGCCCTGGAAGCGCGCAAAGGCTCTTCCGCCGCCGTCGAACGATCTCTTCGACGCGTGCTTCCGGATTCAGGCTGAAGCGTGCGCCGCGGCCGGTCGCCATGTGCCGATGGTGGTGGAAAACGTCAAGGGCGCCCAGCCGTGGGTTGGTCGGGCAGCGTGGCACTTCGGGAGCTTCTATCTGTGGGGCGACGTGCCGGCGGTGATGCCGATTATCCCGCCGCATCGCAAAGTGCCGGGCGTCAACTTCCACGCGCATGAGAAGGGGATTGCTGGCGGATCGTTCCAGAGCGCGGCGGTAGCGCAAGGCGTCAAGCAGCGGGGCAGCGGGCCGGAATGGTTCGACAAGGCGCTGGATGAGCGGCGGAAAGCGGCGACGTTGACGAAGGACGATTCGCGGCTTGTTGAAGGCCGGAAAGGCTTGGACGGTAAAAGCGCCATTCGGGACAGGAGCAAAGATCCGCGCAAGAGCCACGGCAACAGCAATTCCCGCAAGGCAGCTTCGGCCATGATCGCCAAGATACCGGAGGAGTTATCGCGGTACATCGCCCGCTTCTACCGGACACATGAAGCACAGCGTGCTCGCTAGATCTGTCAAAGGTGCTACGATGCGGGCTGAGAGGATTTTACCGGATTGTCCGCAAAAGAGCGCAAGATCGAGGGCTTCCACGTTGAAATGTGGGATATCGACCGTCCAATCGACTATCCGAAGAACGCGCGCAAGTGGTCTCCAAAGGCGGTCGAGAAGGTGGCCACCAGCATTCGCGAGTTCGGCTGGCGGCAACCGGTCGTAGTCGATTCCGCGGGCGTCATCGTCATCGGCCACCTGCGCCGCGCCGCCGGCAAGAGCATTGGACTGACCGAGTGCCCAGTACACGTGGCTGCCGATCTCTCGCCGGCAAAGATCCGCGCGCTACGCCTGGCTGACAACCGCACGGCGCAAGAGGCTGAGTGGGATCTCGACATCCTGGCGAGCGAGTTCGCGGACCTGAAGACGTTCGACTTCGATCTGACCATCACGGGATTCGATCTAACCCAGGTAGACGGTTATCTTCGTGGCGCTAACTTCCAGCCAGGTACCGAAGCCGAGCAGGGCAGGTTAGATCAAAAAAAGCCCATCAAATGTCCGGAATGCGGTCATGAGTTTACGCCTTGATTGGTGCTCGCATGAAGCCGCTCGCTACGCCTGCGAGCATTGGTATTCGCGATCTGAAATGCCGGTTGGCAAGCTCGTAAAGATCGGCGTGTGGGAGGATGGACAGTTCGTGGGCGTCTTGATCTTCGGCTGTGGCACTGGCGGCGTGGCGAAGATCGGCGAACGACTCGGCGCGGGACCGTTCGGAACGGCAGAGCTTTCACGAATCGCGCTCAAGAGCCATAGCGTTGAGGTGAGTCGGATTATTTCTATCGCCTGTAAAATCCTGCATCGTGCCCAGCCGGGCTTGCGATTACTGCTCACGTATGCCGATCCGAGCACAGGACACCACGGCGGAATCTACCAGGGTGCCGGCTGGACGTACATCGGCAAGAGCGCGCCGGACTCGATGTATCGTGATACTGCCGGGAACATACATCACTCCCGACAGGTGAGCGCGAGCGGCTGGAAAATGAGCCGCGGTAAGGTGGTGACGGTAACCAACAAAATGCAGTGTGAGCGCATTCGACTGGAGCCCAAGCATCGATACGCGCTCGGTCTTGACGCCGAGATGCGTGATAAGCTTGAGACGATTCGCCAGGCGTATCCGAAGCGCGTCCGTAGTGATCTAGCTGACACGCCCGCCGTCCAGGCGGGAGAGGGCGATGCGATTTCGACCCGGACGCTCCAATCCGATATAGGGGATTCTCCCCATATAGGACCCCCTCAAAAGCCGCTAAAGTGATTGATGTGATTAACGTTGCCTGTCTATATCCCCACCACTTTCGCGCAATTCTGGAAGGTCGCAAGCGGACTGAATGGCGTGATCGTAAGCGTCCCGATAGACGCCTGGAGAGCATCAAGACGGGCGAACTGATCGTGTTCCAGGAGGCGCGCTCTGATCGCGTGATTCTCGCCACCGTCTGCCACGTCAAGCGCTTTCGACGCGCGAGCGCGTATCGCTACGGCATCCGTCTTGCCGAGCCGATGCTCGACTACGCCCCAGGGATCAAGCACTTGCAGGGCTGGCAGCGGCGCGATACACTGTAGTCAGTGCGAACTAAGCCGCCATACGAGCCCAGCGACAACGACCGCTGCATGGTGCGCAACATGGCCGCCGCCGGCATCGCAGCGAACTGCATTCATCGGTGCCTGCCGAATCGCCCGAAGTCCGAGAAGACCTTCCGCAAAGCCTTCCGCGAAGAGCTCGATACCTCCGCTGATATCGTGAGCGCGAAGGCAATCAGCAACCTCGTGGTAGCCATCGACGCGGGGCAAGCCTGGGCGATTTGTTTCTGGCTGAAGTGCCGCGCCGGGTTCCAGGAGACGAGCGCGCACCGCTTCGTGGCGAAGGACGGCGAGGATCGCAAGATGGACATGGAGGCTGTCCGCGCCTTCATGCAGTCCGATGACCGATCCGGTTAGGTTCCAGGAGAAGTTCCTCGGCCGCAAACTCTGGGCTAAGCAGCAGGAACTCTGCCGCGCCATCACGACACACCCATCAGTCGCCGTCAAGGGCTGCCACGGTAGCGGCAAGACCTTCGCCGTCTCCGGCATGGTGCCCTACGAGCTCACCGGCCAAGACGAATCCATCGTCCTCATCATGGCGCCCACCTTGCGCCAAGTGAAAACCGTGTGGGGCGAAATCACGGCGGCGATCAGCGACAGCAAGATTCGCTATCCGGAGCCGACTACGACGCGCTGGGAGATTTCGCCGAAGTGCTACGCGCAAGGATTCTCGAGCAGCAAGGGCGTCAATGCGCAAGGCTTCCACGGGCGACGCGTCACCATCTTCGCGGATGAAGCCATCGGCATATCGTCGGACATCTGGGACGCTATCGAAGGCATCCGCTCTGCTGGCGACGTGCGCCTCGTGACTCTCTGCAATCCGACCGTGCCCGCGGGCCCGGTGTACGAGAGCTTCACCAAACTTCGCGGCACGCCTGGCCATTGCTGCATTACGATCTCCGCATTCGACACGCCGAACCTGGCCGGTCTGACGCTCGAATCGTTGATGGCACTCCCCGAGGATCAGCTCGACTATGCGCCGTTTCCGTGGCTCACCCGGCGACGGTGGGTACGCGAGATGTATCACAAGTGGGGGCCGCAGAATCCGCGGTTCCAAAGTCGCGTGCTCGGCGAGTTCCCCCAGCAAGGCCAGTGGGCGGTATTCTCCCTGGCCTGGATCGAGCGCGCCGACCGAGAGCCCAATGCGGACGAACATCGCGCGTCTAAGGGATGTTACATTCAGGTGGGCCTGGACGTAGCGGCCGGCGGCGATGACGAAACGGCGGCCTGCGCCCGCGTAAATGGCACGATACTGGCGCGAGACTCCTGGAGCGAGGCCGATCCGCGTGGTTCTGTCGTCCGCTGGCTGCGCGGACTATCGGAGCGCTTCCGGCTGCCGGTTGGGCTCGTGGTAGTGGACACGGTGGGCGTCGGCCACGGCATGGCGCTGCATATTGCCGACTGCGGATTCCCGGTGTTCGGCTTCAAGGCAGGGTCGAGCCCGATGGACAAAGAGCAATTTCTGAACGCCAAAGCGGAGTCGTATTTCAGATTGCGCGATTGCTATAAAGAGAATTATATCAGTCACTTATCGGACGCCATCGACGAAGACACGAAGGCGCAATTATCAGGCGTAGAATATCGCGAACTCTCCCACGGTCAGATCCAGGTAGAGCCGAAAGAGGATGCGCGGAAACGCGGCGTGCAATCGCCGGATCGTGCGGAAGCTGAAGTCATGGCGTTCTGTCGAGTGGTACCGCAGCATCAGGGCGGCCCGATAGTACCAGGTGGACTGCAAATCTCACCGATCTGAGTTCCACGTGAAACACTCTTGACTTTGATAATTTATAGCCGTACAATCCAAAGCGTTATGTATTTTCTCACAGTGCCAATAGCAGACCCGAAACTCCACGCGGCGATCAAGACGAGCGCAGCGCGCGAAGGAATGAAGCTGAAAGACTGGGTGATAGATTCGCTTCGCGCAGCGCTCCACCCGAGCGACAAGAAAGAACTGGAGCGCAAATGAGCGAAGAGAACCAAGCATCTTTTACCGGCTGGGCGCGCGTCGAAGTAATGGGCCATCAGACGCACATTGGATTCGTGAAAACTGAGGCATACGGACAGGCGGTCATGTTCCGCGTAGACACGCCGGAACTCCCCGAGCGAGAGTATGTCTTGACCGAACCGGCCTACGTTAGCACCGTCTGGACTCGGGCGGGAGCAACCGTGCGCCGCATTGCTCGGCCCGGTTGCAGTGTACTCGTCGGGGCCGGATCAATCTATCGCATCATCCCGTGCACTGAAGCCGCCGCGCTGAAAGCGATTGACGCCGATGAGCGCGCCGTCCTGAAGCTCGTCTCTCTGCCGGAATCCGCTGCATTGCCGCCGGGCGAAGAACGCGACGAAGCTGGCGACGATCCATTCGAGCCAAACGATAATGACGAAGACGAAGATCGGAATGACGAATGATCCGCCGACTGAAGCGCCGATGGTGCAAGATGCTGCACAGCGCGATCTACTTTGCCGGCGGTCGCACGTACCAGTGCCGGACCTGCGGAGAGCGGTTCCCGAATCCAGCCGTTCTGTCGCATCGCGCCGGGGTGCGGCCATGAGCGAGCCGCTTGTCTGCGCCGTCATGCTGGTCAACGGGCGAGCCGAGATGGTGCGCCGGGCGGTCGCGAGCTTCCGAGCGCAGACCTACGCCAACAAATCGCTGCTGATTCTGGACACCGGCGAGCCGAAGCTCGGCGGCTATTACCGTCCGAACGAAGTCTACTCGATGATGAATGGCACGGGCCTCACCTTCGGCGCACTCCGCAATTACGCGAACACGCTGGCGCAGTCGGCCGATATCATCGCGCACTTCGACAGCGATGATTGGAGTCACCATCGGCGCATTGAAGAGCAGGTGGCGTTCCTGCAATCGAGCGGCGTAGAGGCCGTCGGCTACCGTGAGCTCCTGTTCTGGGACACGCGGACAGTAGCACATGAATGCTCTTACGACGAGCGCGAGGCTTCGTGCCCGATCTGTGTAGACGAGCAACAGCGTCAACATGAGCAACATGGCGAAGCGTGGATCTACGCGCACCCGCACCCGCAATATATCGTAGATGCTTCCCGATGCTATTGGCGGCGCGTCTGGGAAGCGCACCCATACCGCGAGGACTGCAAGTACCCCGACCAGGATTGGTGGTTGCACCACAGGCCGCTGTGCGCGGCCGAATCGGCAATAGCGGGAGCCGAGTCGCGAATAATCTGCGGCATTCACGGCGGTAACACAAGCGAGGCGTACTTAGCTAAGCACATGATCGCGCCGGGCTGGAAACGTGCGCCGAAGTTCGACAGCTATTGCGCGGAGAGGATGCGGTTATGAAAATCCTGGCCATCGTCTGCACGTTTCAGGAGGCGGACATAATCGGCTGGACCGTGCGCCACCTCAAGCGGCAGGGCTGCGACGTGCTGGTGATCGACTGTGAGAGCACGGATGAAACCGTGATGGTGGCGCACACGGCCGGCGCAGAGATCCTCCGCCATCCAGCGCCGCCGGTGTCGTGGCACGAACTCTTGCGCCAGGTGGAAAAGATCGCAGCCGGGGCTGACGCCGACTGGATTATGCATTGCGATGCCGACGAACTGCGCTACAGCCGTTACCCTGATGATGTCTTGGCTCAAGCATTCCAGAACGTCCAAGACTCAAGCTTCAACGCCGTCGATTTTCAGGTGCTCACGTTCCACCCGGTCGACAATGGCTTCGACGGCTCACAAGACCCCGAGCAGTACTTCCGCTATTACAGCGACGACCCGCTCAACCAGCGCATCGGCCAGGTGAAAGCATGGCGCAACGTCGGGCCCGTGAGCCTCGCGGCCAGCGGCGGCCACCAGGTGCAGTTTCGCGGCCGACGCATCTGCCCGGTGAAGTTTCTGTCGAAGCACTACCCGATTCGCTCACAGGCGCACGGCGAGCGCAAGGTATTCGAAGAACGAAAGTGGCTCGATCAAGCGCTGGGGCGCCAGGGCTGGCACGTGCAATACAACGGCATCGTGCCGGGGCACAGCTTTCTCAAATATCCGAAATGCCTGATGGAGTGGAAATGAGTTACATCGTCGAAAAGAATGTGCCCCTCCCCGATAAAAAAAGTCAGTCAGGGACGCTGAGTCAGTTGCCGTGGGATCGGATGGAGGTAGGAGATTCCTTTGTGTATGAGCACAATTCCTCCGGTGGGCTAAGAAAAGCCGCAAAGAATGCAGGAATCGAAATTCTCATTAAAGGAATTAGTGTGATACACACAGTTGGCCATGGGACAAAGTGCGATAAATGGCGGATTTGGAGAGTCAAATGATTCTCGACTCCAACTTACCGCCGATCCTGGAGACCGCGCCCTGGATGCTCTCCGACGGCGGCGCGCTCGACGTGGACCGCTGCCCGGACTGCTGGGAGCGCCGCGCGCACATCGAGCGCTACACGTGGGCCTGCCGCGTCTGCACTGGCATGCGCGTGCTCGACTTCGGCTGCGGCGTCGGCTATGGCTCCGAGATGCTGGCGGCGGCGGGAAACAGCGTCACGGCGGTGGATACGTCGGAATTCGCATTGGCTCTAGCCGAGGAATTCCATCCCGGCCCGATGTATCTGTCTACGATTCCGAGCAAGTATCCATTCGACGCCTGCGTGGCCTTCGAGGTCCTCGAGCACCTGGACGACCCGCAGCACTTCATCGACACGGTTCCGGCACGGCACCTGATCGTATCCGTTCCGGTGCGGGTGGAACAGGACAACCCGCATCACAAACAGCACTTCACAAGTTGGCGTATGCGCGCGATGTTACTGAGGCGCTTCCTGCCTCGCTCCTGTTGGCAGCAAACGGAGCCGTATCACTGGGACCCGAGCATCGCGGTATTCCACATGGAGGCGCGATGACGAACCGAACGGCTTACTCAGTGATAATTCCGTCAAAAAACATCGACAACCTGCTGGCGTGCGTTGGCGCGCTGCGAGCGGCCGGTGAGACTGCCCGCGTGATAGTCGTCTGGGATCACGGGAAGCCCGCGCCGCCCGGCGTTCAGTGCCGCGCAATCCCGGCGACTGGCGACCAGCATCTCGAAGTTTACGAAGGCGTCTCGCCGTTCTGCTTCGCCCGCAACTGCAACATCGGAATCGCTGCGGCCGGAACGGATGACGTGGTGCTGCTGAACGACGATGCGCTACTAGAGTCAGGATCACATTTCGAGGATCTTCGACCGTCAGACGGCTACGGCACCGTCGACGCAACGACGAACGTCACCGGCTATCCAGAGCAATGGCGACGGCGATTCGATGCCGCCCAACTATGCCGCGAGGTCCAGCTTTGCGCCTTCGTGTGCGTCTACATACCGCGGCGCACGCTCGATATTGTGGGTCTGCTCGATGAGCGATTCTGCGGTCCCGGGGTCTACGGCGGAGAGGATGTCGATTACTGCCTGCGCGTGCAGCAGGCCGGCCTGAAGGTGGGTGTTTCCGACCTGTGTTTCGTCGATCACGCGAGTCTAAAGAGCACGTTTCGCGGCGCGCATCCGACGAACGGCGCGCCGGGCGACATCCGCGAGTCAAGCCGGATCGGGCGCGAGAAATGGGGCGACAAATGGCCGAGGCTGGGGGGCATAACCGGCGCGCCGAAGTTGGCACCTCCGAATCGGATAAACGTCTACACGTGCTCAAAGTGCGGCGGCTACACGGTCACAATTGACATTCACGAGGGAGTAACTCCATTCATGCTGTGTTGTCGCGCGAGCGGCAGAGAGGGTGACTGCCGCGGCATGGCCGAGAGTTCGTTCTACCCGAGCGGAGAGAAGCCGTCCTGGATACCCGATCCGGCGTGGGAGTGGTTCAAGCCCGTTGGGCCTGAATATCGTAAGCTGAATCGAGCAATGCGAGAGCACGTCGATAAGGGCGGTCTGGATATCAGGCCGAGGCTGAGATGCGCCGATAGGGGAATAATGGCCAATCTGACGCTCGTCTACGTCGCGAAGGATCAAGTCGGGCTCGATGCGTTCGACCTGACGCACATGACCGGAGCCGAGGTCATCGGCTGGGCGAACGATGCCGGGCTCGCGCTCTCGCGTATCGGCAACGAGATGCTCGACCGCTGCAAGTCTCTCGTGTTCGGCCTCTGTCACGCGGACGCGGTCTTCGGCCCCGGCGCGCTCGATGCGTTCGTGGCTGAGGCCATGCGCGGCGCCGTCTGCGGCATCGTGGGCATCGATCTGGCCGGCCTCTATCGATGCTCGTTTGAGAGCCGTCGAGACTCGTGGTGGCAAGGCGAAGGGGCCGGCCGAGGCTGGGCGCATGAGAACGAGAATGGCTTGGTTCACTCAAGGCCACGCTGGCCACCAAGCCGCATACTCACAGGCGGTCCCGGCGAGGTCTCGACGCTCGACGGAATGGCGGTCTTCTTCCGCCGCGACCTGGGCCTACGATTCGACGAGGAGATCTTCGACGGCTACCACTGCCACGTCGAAGACCTCTGCCTCCAGGCGCACTCTCGCGGCATCCCGGTAACGGTTCCAGCGGCAGACGCGCACCACCGCAACCATATACAGAGTCAGGCGTTCTTGGCCGACTATCGCCGCTATCGCGCGAAACTCGCGGCGAAATGGGCAGGCACGGAGTTCAGAACGACATGATGGGATCGCAAGACACGCGCTACACTGATGACGAATGGCACCACACAATCCGAACAATCCGAGATATCTGATAATCGTGGCGCAGAGCCGCATACTCCTCCAGATGGCTGTTGACCCGAAGTTGGCCGATGGCGTCTGGGAGTGCAGCGGGCCGCCGTTTTGGGACGCGCAGACCCGCGAGTGGTGCCAGGCTATCGTGCGGCGCCTGCGAGAGCCTGCCGCCGGTACAGTCAATCTCCGCGAGGTGAAACGTCGATGAATTTCTTCCAGCGTCTATTCGTCCGCGCCGCCGCGTGGATCGCACCGCCGCTCGGCAAACTGCTGCGCTCCACAGGCGGCACAATCGAGCGCGCCCAGGCTGAAATCAGCGAACTGCGGGAGCGGAATAACATCCGCCGCCAGCAGATCCAAGACGAACAACAGGAACTCCGCGAAGCCATTCAGATGATCGCGCCCGCGTGGTTGCCACCCGTCGCCCGGCTCACCGCCGCCACCTCGGAATCGTTGCGCGAGTCCGGCGCGCCGGGCGCCGTCATCAAATGCGTCGAGCGGCTGTGGGAGTTGGAACTGGCGCTCGAAGATCGCGGCTGGGTCAGAGAACTGACGCTGGCAAACTTCGAATTCAGTCTGTTCGGGATTCATCGCATCATTGCGATTTGCCGATTATTCCACATCAAGAACCCGCTCATCAGGCGCGGCATCCAGGTTTGCAGCTTCTACGTTTTTGGCCGCGGCGTGACGATCAGCAGCGATGATGATGACACCAACCAGGTGCTTCAAGACTTCTTCACGAGCCCCAAAAACATTCAGGAGGTCGGGCATTGCGCGCTCGTGCGGAAGAACGAATCCATGTGGACGGACGGCAACCTCTATGTCATTTTCTTCCGCGATCAGAAGACCGGCGAGCTCGTGATTCGCTCTCTCGATCCAATCGAGATCGTAGAGATCGTTCACGATCCTGACGACGCTAGCCAAGAGCAATTCATCCACCGCCGATGGATGTCTCAGCAGTTCGACGTGGCTTCCGGAGTCCACAGACCCGTACCGGCCGAGGTTTGGTATCCGGCGCTCGGATACGATCCTGACGTGATGCCGGATAAGATCGGGAACATCGAGGTTTCCAAAGACACTCCCGTCGATCATGTGAAAGTCGGGGCTATGGCGAACTGGCAGTACGGCGTGCCGCTCACATATCCGGCCATCGACTACGCGCGTGCTGTGCGGAAACTCATCGACAATTGGTGCTCGATTCAGGAGGCAATGGCGCGGTTCTCATGGCAGGTGGAGACACAGGGCGGCTTGCCGGCCATCGCGAATCTCAAGGCCACGCTGGCCACCACGCTGGCCACTGGCGACGGTTCGATGTACGAACAGAACCCGCCGCCGAACGCTGCATCCGCGTGGATCAGCGGCCCCGGCAACAAGTTGTCGATGAGCAAGACCTCGGGCATGATCGATAGCCCCGAGATAGGCCGGCGCGTGGCGCACCTGGTCTACATGGTGTTCGGACTGCCGGAGACGTTCTTCGCGGATGCTTCGGTCGGCACAGTGGCCACGGCTACCAGCCTGGATCGTCCCACCGAACTGAAGTTCAAGGAGGACCAGGCGAGATGGCGCGAGATACTCCAGAAGTGGGGAGGATACGCCGTCGAATCGAGCAAACAATCGCCGAGCGGTCGGCTGTCCGAGGCTAAGACCAAGAGCAAGCCGAAACCGAAGACACCGCCTAAGATCAACGTGGATTGGCCGAGCATCCTGGAACACGAAATTCTTTCGCAGATTCAAGCAATTACGCAGGCCGCCACGCTCGGCGGATTTGAGTGCACCGGCATGGATGAGAGGTTAACGATGGGATTGCTGATGCAGGAATTTGGTGTCGAGAACTGGCAGGACGTGCTTGAGCTCATGTACCCTGAGAAAGATTATGATCCGCTGATGGATCGCACGCCGCTCCTGGCGCAGCAACAGGACGCGGCGCTCAATCCTCCTCCGGCTCCGGCAATGGGAGGCGCGCCGCTGAACACGGGTCCGACCGGCATGCCGACGCCGAACCCTGCCAAGCCAGCGGCCGGGCAACCGCCAGAGACGCCCA